CTGCACAGCCCGTGCAAGACGGAATACATAGAGGTCACACGCCGCCGGAGCGACCGGCACGGCGGGAAGTATCACACAAATTACATCGTCTGCCGCAGGTGCGGGAAGCTGTGCTACCGGATGCGGCGGCGCAGGGAGAAAACGATATGAAATGTGAGCTATACCACGATAATTTCCAGAATTTCAAGCGGTACAATGTGCCGAAAGCCCAGCTTGTAATCGCGGACATCCCATACAACATCGGCGCGGATGCCTATGCCAGCAATCCCATGTGGTATCAGGGCGGCGACAACAAGAACGGGGAAAGTAAGCTGGCAAAGCAGAGCTTTTTCCACACGGACGGTACGTTCAAGATCGCGGAGTATATGCACTTCTGCAACAGGCTGTTGAAAAAAGAGCCAAAGGAAAAGGGACAGGCTCCGGCAATGATCGTGTTCTGTGCCTTTGAGCAGATGCAGACCGTGATCGAGTACGGAAAGCGGTACGGATTTGCAAAAAGCTATCCGCTATTTTTCTGCAAGAACTATTCCGCGCAGGTATTAAAAGCCAACATGAAGATCGTGGGCGCGACGGAATTTGCGGTCGTCCTCTACCGGGACAAGCTGCCGAAGTTCCGCAACGTCGGCGAGGACGGCGAAAAGCACATGGTTTTTGACTGGTTCCGCTGGGAGCGGGACAGCCGAAAGGAGTACCCGAAGATACATCCCACGCAAAAGCCGGTGGGCGTGTTGAAACGCCTGATCGAAGTGTTCACAGACCCCGGCGACGTGGTGATCGACCCGGTGGCCGGGAGCGGCACCACATTACGCGCCGCCTACGAGCTGGGGCGCAGCGCCTACGGGTTCGAGGTGGACAAGAGTTTCTACGAGGCGGCGAGAGAAAAGATGCTCGCACCGATCTTGACGGAGACAACGACAATCTGACGACCGGATGCGGTCGCGCCGTGAGAGCGGCGCGGCCTTGCCGGTTGAAGCGAGACCTGTTTCCGGCGGTGCCGGAGAGAATTTCTGTTGCGGCCGAGGGGCCGCAATGGGCTGGTATACCAGCAGTAAGTTAAGGGACAAGCCATGAAACAGGGGTGTGCCTGACGGCATACGACTGTTGAAATGGCCCGTATGCAAGCCGGTGACGGCGCATACACGCAAAAACGAGGGAGGCGTGGCCGCATGAGCCTGTATTATCGGGAACAAAAGCATATCTGCGGCAAGGACTACGCCACGGCGGGGTACATGGAGGTTGATCTGTACCCCGTGACACCAAAGCAGCACAAGGCGAGCCGGAGAGCAAAGAAGAAAGAAGCCTGTACACTCGCCCAGCAGACCTACAACGACAACCGCTCCAAGAGATACCATGTGCAGCTTGTAAACGCCAACTTCGGAAAGGGCGACTTCTCATGGACGGGAACCTATGACGACGATCATCTGCCAGCGCCGGGAGACACCAAGCGGGCGGATATGGACTGGACGAATTACATCAAGCGGGTGTATCGCTGGTGCGACAAGAACGGCGTGGAGCGCCCAAAGTGGGTAGCCGCCACGGAATACACAACGGTGATGGCAGACGGGACGATCTGTGGCCGCCATCATCACCACGCGATCATCCAGCACACAGAGGGACTGACCCGTGACGTGCTGGAGGAGCTGTGGAGCGATAAGAACGGAAACAGCATTGGCCTAACACGAGGGGAATATCTCACTGTTGACCACGGAAGCGTGGAGGGCCTTGTAAAATATATCAACAAAAACAAGCGGTGCGCCCGAAGCTGGCGGCAGAGCCGTGGACTGGAAAAGCCAAAGACACCGCCGCCCAACGATACCAAGTGGAGCCGCAAAAAGCTGGAGGAGGCCAGCACCGTGTACATAGACGACGCTGCGTTCTGGGAACAGAAATACCCCGGCTACACGCTCAACCGCGTGGAAACCAAGGTGAGTAACGCCGGACAGCGGCATACCGTTGTGATCTTGCGCCGCGCCGAGTGCTGGCACGGGCGAGGAAATATATATCGACCAAGGAGGAAATGAGAATGAACGATGCCGAACGTTTCGAGCAAATTTTTCTGTCACAGGTGACGAGACCGGGTGCGGACAAGCTGCTGGAGTGGCTGAAAAGCACAGACTTCTTCACGGCTCCGGCCAGCACACGGTTTCACGGGGCCTATCCGGGCGGGCTGGTGAAGCACAGCCTGAATGTGTATTATGCCCTACTGGGGAATATCAATCTGCGCGGTCTGTATTCGCCGCAGACGCAGGCCATCGTGGCGCTGCTGCATGACGTGTGCAAGGCGAACTACTATGCCGGGGAATATCCCGACTACACCGTGAAAGATCAGATGCCCATGGGACACGGGGAGAAGTCTGTCTATCTCGTGATGAAGCACATGGAGCTGACAGACGACGAGGCCCTTGCCATCCGCTGGCACATGGGCGCGTATGACGATGCTTTCCGTGGCGGGAGCCGGGCGCTGAATGCCGCCATGGAAAGAACGCCGCTTGTGCTGGAGCTGCATTACGCGGACATGATAGCGACGCAGAGAGAAAAGCACGAAGAGGGACTGTAAATGGCGTACCGGCTGGAGCTATCCGATCTGCCGCCGCGTTACCGGGCGCAGGCAGAGGCACAGCTTGCCGGGCGCGGGAAAAAGCGGGGCGACACCGTGACGGCGGCGGCCCGTGCCGCTGCCATGTCCGGGCTGAAATTTGACAGCCGGGGCGAGTATGAATACTACGTCGGCACCGTTGCGCCAAAGGTAGGGCGTGGGGAGATCGTGAAGTGGGAGGCGCACCCCTGTTTTCTGCTGTTCCCGGCGGGGGAATACAACGGCGTGAAGCTGCGGAGCGTTCAGTACACGGCGGATTTCCGGCTGACCTATGCCGACGGCACCGTGGAGATCGTGGAGGTCAAGAGTAAGTTCGTCCGGCGAATGCAACGGGATTATCCTGTGCGGCGGCGGGTGTTTCTGGAGCTGATCGCCCGTCCGGCGGGCTGGAAATTTACGGAGATCATCACGGCGGAGGACAAGGAAGAAATCAAACGCTGGCGGGAGCTGGCGGAGGAGGTATCATCATGTGGGAAAAACGGCTGACGCACTACGACAACGACGGGCGCGTGTATTCCAGCAGGGGCTACGAGGTGGCCCTTGCAAAGCTGGCGTGGTTCGAGGACAGGGAGCAGAAACGGGAGGAAATGCCCGTGTGCGGCCTGTGCCAGCGGCACCAAAAGCTGGAGACCGTGGACGGCACGGCGTTCTGGCTGGAATACGGCGAGGACGGCAGGCCCCGCCTTGTGATGGACAGCACGGCGCGGGGCGGCGGGCTGAATGTGCTGTGCGCGGAGTTCTGCCCCATGTGCGGGCGGTTCTGCGGGAAGCTGGAGGTGGAGCATGAGGAGAAATAAGCATATCCCGGCGCATTTTGGCACCAATGCGGCACGGACGGCGCAGACGCGCTATCTGCGGGGGAAAACGCCGGAGAGCGAGCGGGTGGAGAAAAACCGGGAGGCGGCGGGCCATGTGATCTCTCTGTGCTTCATGGTGGCGCTGCATGACCGCTACGGCATCGGGAAAGACCGGCTTGACCGCGTGATCACCGCCGCAAACGGTGCGTTGGAGCGGTTTGCCGTCAACAAGCGCGGCGTGGGCATGGAACGGGCGAAAAAGAAGCTGAACGAGGAGCTGGAGGGCCTGCTGACGGAGCGTTTTGTACTGCCAGCATCAAAAGCGCCGAAAAGCAACCGGGATTGGGCCTTGCTGGGCGAACGGCGGGAAGCGGCGGAGATCGTGGTGAAATGCTATGCGCTGGGGGCGCGTCAGGCCCTCGGTTTTGGCTTGGAGCGGCTGAATGAGACCGTCCACGCCACGGAGGACGTATTCCGGCAGTTCAACGAGTGGGCCGAGGGCGGGGACTGGTTCGGCTACAATATGCTGGCCCGGCGCATGACGGATATTCTCGGCGAGCCGGTGGATGTGGACGAGAGCGACGCGAAAGAGCCGATCTTCGGGAAAACGCTGGATTGACACCACAGGCAAGGAGATTTGGCGCGGAGCCAAGAACAGGAGGCGACGGATGCGGTATGGCAGCGTGAAGCACATAGCCCTGTACTACAAGGCAATTCCGGGGATGCTGCGCCTGCTGCGGCAGGAGCGGGCGGAATTGGAGGGCAATTATTACGGACTGCGAGGGCTGGCGTGTGACGGGATGCCGCGCGGTTCGTCGCCGGGAAAGCCGACGGAGGAAAGCGGGCTGCGGGCGCTGGAAAACGGCGTGAGCGAGCGGCTGGCGGAGATTGCGGAGGCGGAGCGGGTTTTGTCCGGGGATGAAGCCTGTATTCGCGCATGTCTGGACGCGCTGAACGGTAAGTACAAAGAGGTCATTGTGATGCGCTATGTGCGTGGGTACAGTTGGGCGAAGATCAGCGCGAGGATGGGGACGGCGGACAGCACGGCCCGTGATTGGCACACAAGGGCCATGGAGCGGCTGGGCGAGGTGCTGGAGGAGCTGCCGGAAGCGGAGGCGCTGGCCCGTCGCGCGTCGCGCGCGCGTACATAATAAGCGGCAAAAAATTTTGGCCTGTCCGGCGGGGCTGAGTAAGGGCTGCTTTGCCGCCTGATCTTGCGCCGGAACACAGAGGCGGCGGAACAGGAAAACCAGCCTTATAGGAACAAGTTTTTCGAGACTTCGCGCGTGGCGCGAAATGGTTTCCGTGATCGTCGGGGCGGCGCTGGAAAAACAATTTGCGAATGGGAGGAAAAGACCATGGATTTTGTGGAAAAGCTGGTGGAGGGCGTGAGGTGGCTTTTTGTGCGGAGAGCGAGGCGAAAAGCGCTCCGGCGGCGGTGCAGATACCTGTACAGCAGCAAGAGAAGATAAAAATGCCCCGGCGGGCCGTTTTAGTACGGTCTGCCGGGGTTTTGTTCTGCACGATAGCACGTCGGATTTGTGTTATTCGTCGGCGGGGCTGTCAAGCTCCAGCGGTCGGCCCTCGCGCTTCATGCGTTCTTCGCAGGCTTGCAGCACATACGCCTGTACGCTCTGCCCGGCGGCCTTGGCAGCGGCGCGGATGGCGTTGCCGATGGGCTTAATGGGGCGGGCGCTGATGCGGTCACATTTGGCGTTGTAAATATCGTTGTTGCGGCGCTTGCTTTCGGGTATGGGCATGGTCAATCCTCCTTTTCCGGCTCGTCGGGGCAGTCTGTCAGGTCGATCACGATGATCTCCGGCGGCTGCGGAGTGAGCTTGTAATATTTTCCGTTTTCGTAGTGCTGATCGGTCACGCCGTCATACCAGCATATATCGCCGTGTTGGGCCTGCGCCGCCTCCATACGGTCTTGTGCCTGCTGCTCGGTGAGGCCGTCAAAGGTGAGGCGCTGGCCGTCGGCAAATTCGGCGACGAGGCGGTACGCGGGGAACACTTCGGGGACTTCGTTCATGGTCTGCCTCCCTGTTCGGTTTTGTTTTGTCGCATTATAACACGCGGGCGTGTAAAAGTCTACGGGGCAATTTTGGCGGAGGCGCGGGCTTTAATGGCATCGCGGGCCGCGATCAGCAAGGCTAACTCCTGCCGGTTTTCTGTGCGCTGATGGTTTTGGACATAGCGCTCGGCGGTTTTACACAGGTCAGCAAGGTTCATGCCGGGGCGGCCCGCTGCTTCCTGCAAACAAGCTGTCAGATGAAGAATGTGCTTGCGCTCGATCTCCTGCGCGGGTTCGCTTTGATCGCCCGCGATATATGCGCGGGCCTGAGCATCGTTCAGTTTGGCTTTCATAGGTGTCCTTTCTGCGCATTTCTTGCGGCGCGGTATGTTTCGTAGACCTCGGCGGCGGGGAATTCTTTCATGCCACAGTTCCATTTTGGGCGCGGGGTCTTGCGGAGATAGATGATCTCGCCGCCGTCGTGTTCCAAATACCATTTTTCCAGCGTTCCGTCGAGGTTGATCGTGTATCTTGTGGGGGCTGCGGTCGTGGCCATGTTGCGGTCAAGCTGGGCTTGCAGCTTTTGGAGCTGGTCAGTGAGCATTTCGCGGGCGTGGGGGTCGGCGAGGTCTACCGCGCCGGTGCCGACGGCCGCGATCTTGTTCAAGATGGCCTTGATCTCGTCGTACTCTTTCCAGAGGGTGCCCTCGCGGGACATCTGCTTTTCGTGCTTTTTCATGTTGTAATTGCCCGCGCCGGAAATGAACTGGCTGGGATAGCTGGCCTGATTGCGGTTGTAGTCGTTCGTCCATTGAGCAAGGCGGCGGGCGTAGCGGTCAAGCAGCGCGTCGAGCTTGTCGTGGTAGTGGGGGCTGACCTTGGCTTTCCGTGCCTCCACCAGCGCGGCGGCCTCGTCCACGGCGGCGCGGTAGCCGTTGGTGGCGCTGCCGGGCTGGTAGTCGCTCATGTGGACGCAGTAGTGAGCGTTGCGGGCCGTGTCCTCGTTGATCTCGTAGTAGCGGGCGGCGGGCTTTGCTTCGGCCTGCGGCGTGGAGATCATGCTTGTCTGTTCGTACATGGTGTGTACCTCCTGATTTTGTTTTGGGTCTTGCTTATGGGGTGCCGTCGCTTTGTCCGGTGCGGCGGCTCCAAGGTATCCGGTTTTGTGGTCAGTCGAGACAGGTTTCGTAGCGGATGCGGTATTGCTCTTTGAGCTTGTCATAGGCGCGGGTGGTGACGGTGTAGGTGTTGCGCTCCTCGTCGTAGCTGATGCCGCGCCCGTGGAGCTGGGGCAGATCGTCACGGAGCGGGCGGAGAAAATAATGCTTGCCGTAGTAGGAAAGATCGGCGGCAAAGTCACAGCCCGTGGGGGCCTGCTGCATTTCGTAGCAGTAGACATATTCGCCGGGCTTGTCGGCCTGTACGGCGGGGGCCTTTTCTGCCTCTAATGCGGCGTAGTCCGGGGCGTAGCCGAACAGCTCGCCGGTTTTGGGGTCGTAGCGGGCGGCGGAGAAGTCCGGGACAAAAAGCGTTGTCTGCTCGTTGATCTGCTGGGCGTAGCCGCCGGGGACGGGGGCAAAGGTGCCGTTGATCTTGCGCTCGATGGATGCCATGTTGTTTACCTCCTGTTTTCGTTGTCGAGGGCGGCCAGAGCGGCGGCCATGCCCTGCTCAAAAATGCGGGTGTTCTCCGCGTTGGATTTTGTGAGATCGTTCGAGTAGCTGCAGGCGGGCCAGAGCGGGCAGTCACACGCGCCGCGTCCGGGGTTGTAGTGCTGATTGCAGATGGTTTCGATGCGTTCGCCTGTCTCGGCGGGGATGTAAAGCCATGCCATTTTGTGTACCTCCGTTTTGTGATTTGGTTTTGTGCGTGGGGTCGGGTCGCTTTGTTCGGTGCGGCCCGTCCAAGGTGTCCGGCTGCTGGGGGTCAGACGCTATCGGCCAGCGGGACAACGCGCCACTCCTCCGGGCGTTTCTTCGTGGCTTTGATCTGCTCCAGCGGCTCCCGTTCCTCGCATACGGCGTACTGCTTCCAACGGTAGCTTTGGCACGTGCGGTTTTTGGTCAGCGCCTCGCGGGGGATGTAAAGCTGCTTGTATTCCAGTGCGTACATGGTCAAGCCTCCTCGCTGATCTCGACGGCGGCGGGGCGGTGCTTGTGCATCGCGGCCTCGGCCTCGTCGAGACTGTGAAAATATCCGGCGGTGCTGCTGGGGTGACGCAGGCAGCAGCTATCCTCCAACACGGAATACCAGTTTTCAAACAGCGTTTCACCTGCAAGGCAAACGATGTCATGCCGCTCGTTCCCGTCGCGGTATTGCTTGATGATCTCCATTTTGTGTACCTCCATTTTGTGATTTGGTTTTGTGCGTGGGGTCGGGTCGCTTTGCTCGGTGCGGCCCGTCCAAGGTGTCCGGCGGCGGGCTTACTCGGCGGGGCCGTAAATGCTGTAATCGAGCGGAGCGCCGCAGCAAGGGCAGATATCCGGCATATCGCCGTTGTCGTCGCAGAACAGAGCCGCGCAGCATACGCCACAACGGGTGTTTCCGTGCTGGTCCTCGTAGACGAGGCACTTTCCATCTTTCCATTCACTCATGATTTGTTCCTCCTGTTTTGTGGTTTTGGGTTTACCCATGAGCGCCCGCCCCGGCGGGGGGCGGCTGGACTTGCACCAGCGGCGGCGGATGCCGTCGGCCTTGCGGGTTTTGGGTCAGGCGACGCGGAAATAATAGGCGTTCTTCTTGCCACTCCACTTGCCCCCGGCGGCCTCGATCTCTTTTTCGTGGGGCTTTGTGTCTCCGGCCAGCCAAACCACCGGCGCGGCGGTGGTTGCGCCCTTGATGGTGGCCGTCAGGCCGTCCACCTCTGCCCAGCGGGCCGCGATGATCTCGGCGGCGGTTTTGGGTTCGGGCTTCTGCTCGGCGGGCTGCTCCGTCTTGGTTTCGTGCAGCTCGGCCAGCTTGTTTTTCAGCTCGTCGATCTCGTTGGCAGCGCGATACAGATCGCCGCGCAGGGTGGCGGCTTCTTCCTGAGACTGGGCCAGCTCGGCGCGGAGCTTGTCGGCCTCGCCGGTTTTGGCGTTGTTCCAGTCGGCCTCGGTGAAAAAGGCACGAACGGCGCGGACGGTTTCGGGTTCGGCCTTAATGGGCATGACCACGGCAAACGGTTCATCGTCGCAATAGGCGACGGCGGCGGAGATCGCGGACGTGGTGCGGAGCTGGGCGGCGGGGTGCAGCGCGGCGATGAATTTTGTGTCGTAGATCGCGGCAAAATCGGCGGCGGCGTTGTAGTAGCAGACGGCGGCGGCCTTGGGGGTCTGCACGGTCAGCGGGGAGCGCTGGAGGGGCTGCGCGTCGGCGTTGGCTTTCAGCGTGTCGGCGTACAGCCTGACGAGATCGAGCTTGTGTGCGTCGTCCTCGTGCTTGCCGTCCTTGTCAAGCGTCCAGTTGCCCGGCTCGCAGCAGGTGAAGCCCTGCACGGTGGCGGCGTACTCCGGCGGGTTCATGGTGCAGAGAAGAAAGCCGTTGCATACGTAGATCGTGCCGTCCTCGGTGACTTGGCAGACGAGGCGCGGCGAGCCTTTCAGGGCCTTGGCGGTGGCGGCGGTGTAGCGTCCTGTGAATTTCATCTTGTGTTCCTCCTGATCTTGTTTTTGGGTTTTGCTTCTGGGGCTGGGTTGCTTTGTGCGGTGCAGCCCTGCTAAAGTATCCGCTTGCGCTGGGTCAACGCTTGGACTTCTCCACCTGCAAGGCGTGGAACAAATGGGCTTTTGCCATGTAGAAATGCGGGTCGGTCTCCGGCGCGTCTTTTCCGGCGGCCTCGGCGGCCTCGCGGACGGCCTTGCCGGGCTTGTCGGTGTACTTCCAGAGCTGGCAGGTGATGGCGGACTTTGCGCCCTTTTTCACGCTGTAGCCCATGCGCTTCCACTCGGCGAACGTGTGGAACTGATCGGCGGCCAGCATGGCGGTAAAGATGTCCTCGGCGGTGTCCGCGCTGCCCTCGTCAACGGTGATTGTGACGGCGGCGCGGCGGGCGGCGAGCTGCTCGGCGGTGTAGGTGGTGTTCACCAGCTCGGCGAGCTGGGCGGGGGTGAAGCTGGCGCGGACGTTCTCAAAAATGATCTCGTTGTTAGTCATGGCGTTTTTCCTTTCCGGCCTTGGTGGCCTGTACACGGTGTCGTGTTGTTTGCTGTGGCTCGAATGTAACACGGCACCGTGTATTTTGTCAAGCGTTTTTTTGAAATTTTTTTCGGGGCCGGGGTGTTCCCCCGTAGGGGGAAATTTTTTCGGCCTGCCCTGCTGGGCTTGCGTTCTGCGGGCGGGTGTGCTATGCTTTAGCCGTGGCCGGGCGGCGGCGAACTCGCCGCCCGTGCCGGGGAAAGAACGTCGGGCCGTGCCTTGGGAGGGTGGCCCGGCGTTTTACTTGTTCAGCCGCTCGCGGAGCTTTTCGCGGAACTCCTCGATGGTCTTGCACTCGTCAGCGAGTATCAAGAGCCGGAGCCGTTCGGCCTCCTGCGCTTGCTGTACAAGCAATTCGCCTGTGTTCGGCGTGGTCATGTTCACCTCCCCTTTCTGGTCGCCGTGGTCGGCGGTTCGCTGGGCGGCGGTCGCTGTGGCCGTCCGCTTGCCCTGCATGATAGCGGCGGATTTTTGCGCCGTCAATAGGGCTGTTTTCGTTCCCCAGTCCCCCTTTAGGGGGGACGTGGGGAAGTTTTTTTGCACAAAATTCCGTGGCGTTTTCTGTGCAAATCGCTGCATTTGGGGGACTATAGGGGGCATATTAGCTTAGCTTATCCGGGGACGATACCGGGCGCGGTAAATACCCTCGGCGGCGGCTCCGGCCTGCCCGGCGGCAGATCGGCAGACCGGCGCGGCAGACGGTCGCGGTGGCAGATCCTCCACCGGCGGCAGGCGGTCAGGGTGGGCGGCTCCGACGGGGGCAGCGTGTCGGGCAGACGGTCGGCAGGACGGCGGACAGCTCCGGCAGTCGGCAGGACGGCCAGCCATCCGCCAGCGCCGCCAGCCGGGCGGGCGCAGGAGATACCAAACGCGCAGGCCCGCGCAGGAATACCATGCCGCGCAGGCGCACAGGCGCAGCGCTAGCGCAAGCCATCCACCGCCAGAGCGGCCAGCCCTCCACCAGCGCCGCCAGCCAGCAGGCCGCAGGAGATACCAAACGCCCGCGCCCGCGAAGATACCACGCCGCGCAGGCCCGCGCAAAATTCTAAACGCGCCCGCGCGAGGTACTGGCGGCGCGGCGGTCGTCCTTTGCGGGTTCGGAAGCCCAAAAATTTTTTAGGTAAGGGGTCAAAAAATCGCTTCCGGGGAGCCGGGGCGGGAAAAGTTGGCGGGGTCAAAAATGCGACAGAGGAAGAAAACGGGGTGGTTTTGAGCAAAAAAGAAGCCGCCTTTGCGGCGGCTGACGCTGGCGGCGGGACGGGGAAAAAAGAAAAGCGCCGGGGCAGATAAAGCCACGACGGGAAATAGAAAAGCGGAACTGCCTACAGTCTGTTGGCAGTTCCGCTATTATTCTTTCTGTTCCAAATCGCCGGTGAGCCATTCAAGGGAAACGCCGAGGACGCGGGCGAAGATGGCAAGCTCATAGTCGGTCACGAAGCGGTCGCCGGTCTCGATGCGGCTGATGGCCTCCCTGCCCAGACCAACACCGCAGACCTGCATCTTGGCGGCAAGGGCATCTTGGGAAAGGCGCTGGGCCGTCCGTGCCTGATGTATTCGGTCACCGGAGATATTTGCCCGCCCGGAGTAATCATATATTTTCATAAGCCGTCCCTCCTATTCTGCTTGACAATACCATTTTTTACGGATAATCTTGTAATAAAGATTTACAAAATATAAGAAAGCAGAGAAAAAAGACGAAAAGATTTACAATATGCCGAGGCGGAGAACACAGTGGAGAGGGATAATGTGCAGAGGAGGGTCGGCGTATCATGGGAGTGTTGCGGGAATTGGCAAGGGCGTTCCGGGACGGATTTAACAGCGGCGCAGGGAAAGCCAAGGAAGGACAAAAAGCAGATGTCGAATATGAAACTCCTGCGGAGGAATACCGCCAAAAAGATATGACGGTCGAGCGGGAATGGCTATATCCGGCAGGGCTACCTACATTCGAGACGCTGGAGGGCGCGGGACACGCTGACCCACGCGGGCTTGTATACGCAATACTCTGGTTTAACACGGAGCGGAAAAGGCCGTTTTCGGACGAGAATATTTCCTATCTGGACTTTGGGAAAAAGAGTACGGCTTATTCAGCACTGCGGAAAGGCGGGATGATCGCTCCGCTGGAGCCTTGCGAGGAGATGGCAGAGCTTTATACGCGGGAGGAAATGGAGGAGATTGCCAAAGAGCGAGACATTTCAAAAAGCGGAAACAAACGCGCACTCGCCAAAAAGTTGCTTGATGGCGGCGTTAAAATCGACCGAAGGAAGCACAAAGGGCATTTGTTCCGACTTACGGAAAAAGGAAAGGCTGCCATCTTGGAGTACCGCTCGGACGAGGAGACGGCAATACACCGTGCCGCAATGTCTCTCAAAAATCTAAACTATGACGGGGCTGTTGCAGCCTACAGAGAGTTTGATAAAAAATGGGGCTTTGCGCATACTTCGGGAAAGAAACATACCATTTTCGCACATTACGATATTCCTCGCTGCAAGTTCAGGTTCATAGAGACATATCCAATGTGGGAACTGGAGAACACAAGAAATTTCAAGGACACGCTGCGGGCCTGCCTGATCGCGGGATTGATGCGAGGATGTGAAGATAGGCTGGCATTGAGGCACGATGTGGAAAGCCTGTGCTGCGAAACGATAAGATGCCCCGAATTGACAGGGCTTTTTGATTATGAAAAAGAAGTCATGTGGGAGATGCAGGAGCAGGTCAACCACGATGCGGGGAGCGCACTTGAATACTACATATCGCACGTCCTCTATTTGAGCAGGAAAGAGGTTAGAGGATATTAAAGCGGACGGTTTGAAAAAAATTTTTCTGGATTAGCAACTTCCGCAGGTTTTTCGTGATAATATCATAGCGTGGAATAAAGCCCGTGGCGGAAACGCTGCGGGCTTTGCCATAGGCGTGTCCTGCGCCGGTCGAAGCCCTGCGTTCCTACGCGGGGTATTTTCATAGGCCGGGCGGGACACGCGACTATCTGGAGGTGTGAGGATGCCGAAGCGGAGCGAGAAGCGCGACACCGCCAAGGCTGCATACATCGCCCGCAAGGCGGCGGGCGAGGAAGTAAGCCTGCGGGAGCTGGCGCAGGAGCAGGGCGTGAGCTATCAAACCCTGCGGAATTGGAAAGCAGCGGACAAGTGGGATGAAGCTCTGCCAAAGAAGCGGCGGGGCGGTCAACCGGGAAACCGCAACAGCGCGGGAAAGAAAAACGCTGCCGGAAGCCATGCGGGCGCACCGGCGGGAAATAAGAACGCAGAAAAGGACGGAGCATACAGCACCGTCTTTTTTGATATGCTCTCGGACGCGGAGCGGGAGATCGTACAGCAAACGCCGCTGGGAAGCCGCGCCGCGCTGGAGCATGAAATGCAAATCCTGAAATTCCGGGAACACAAGATACTCGCCAAAATCACGGAGTATGAGGCGGCCCCGGAGGACAGTCTGTACATCAACAGTCTGATGGACATGAGGGTGCCGGGTGGGCGCGGCAAGGACAAGCGGGACGGTGCCTTGCAGAGCATGGGAATGTACAGCAAGGACAGCGCGTTCAGCCGTGTGCTGAAATTGCAGGAGGCACTATACAAGGTGCAGGGACGCATCGCCAAGATCGCGGACAGCCTGCGGGCGCTGGAGGAGAGCGAAAAGCGCATGACGCTGGAGCGGGAGAAGCTGGAGCTGCTGCGCATGAGGGCCACCGGCGCGGTGGATGTACCAGACCCGGAAACGGATGGAGAGGACGCAGAGGAGATGGCATAATGGAAAGCATTTTAACAATCCTGCTGGGCGGCGTGTTGCTGGCTGCGGCTTTGCTGGGTGGGGCGCTGGCGGTTCCGCATCCGTGGGGGATTGTGCCGACGGCGGTGGTCATAGCTGGATGGACAGCGGTGTGCTGCTTTCTGGCAGTCACGCAGTTGGAAATGCTGGGTATGCTGGTCACGGCGATTGTGGCAATCTTCACAGCGGTTCGTCTTGAGGAAGGGCGGTAGATGGAATGACACTCTACACAAGCAAAGTAGTGGCCCAGTGGTTATGCCTGACGGAGCGGCGGGTACGCCAGCTTCGGGACGAGGGCGTGATCGTGGAGGCCAGACCGGGGCTTTATGAGTTACAGCCGACGGTGGCGCGGTACATCACCTACATCGGCGGCGCGGGCAAGGAGACGCTGACCAACGAGCGCATGATGCTGACGCGGGCCAAGCGCGAGGCGGCGGAAATGGAAAATGACCTTCGGCGGGGCGAGGTACACCGCACGGCGGACATCGAGCGGGGCATCCAGTCCATGTTCCTGAACATCCGCAGCCGCTTTCTGGCGCTGCCAGCCAAGCTCTCCCCCACCCTGTCCACCATGGGCGGAAATCAGACGGGTATCTTCGACGAACTGAAAGGGGCCATCGAGGAAATTCTGGAGGAAATGAGCGATTACCGGGTAGCCTTTGCGGCGGAGGACGGTGAGGACGATGGAGAAGCAGAAAAAGAAACACCCGTGTAGCGGGTGCGTGTGGCGGGTGCATACCAGCGAGGACAAGGTGCTGTGTATGTTCCCTCGCTGCGTGAGAAAAGAATATGAGCGCTACTGGCCGCAGGGGAAGCAGAGCAATGAAGAAGCGAAAGCTCATTGATCTGCCGAAGCCGACGCTGGAGCTGCTGGCGCGGTGCGCGGCGGCGTTGAAACCACCCCCGGCCATGACGCTTTCAGAGTGGGCAGACCGATACCGGGTGCTGTCGGCGGAGAGCAGCGCGGAGCCGGGCCGCTGGCACACGGACAAGGCCCCGTATCAGCGGGAGATCATGGACGCAATCGGAGACCCGCACATCCGCAAGGTGGTGATCATGAGCGCGGCGCAGATCGGCAAGACCGACGCTTTTATCCTGAACCCGCTGGGCTACTACATGGACTACGCCCCGGCCCCCATCCTCGTGATGCAGCCGACGTTGGACATGGGGCAGACCTTTTCCAAAGACCGGCTTGCGCCCATGATACGGGACACGCCGGAGCTGCGGGACAAGATCGACGTGAAAAGCCGCTATTCCGGCAACACCATCATGAAGAAGAATTTCCCCGGTGGCCACATCACCATCGTGGGCGCGAACAGCGCGACCGGCCTTGCCAGCCGTCCTATCAAGGTGCTGCTGGCAGACGAGGTTGACCGCTACCCGGCAAGCGCCGGAACGGAGGGCGACCCGCTATCCTTGGCCCAGAAGCGACAGACAACCTTTTGGGACAAAAAGACGGTGATCGTATCCACGCCGGTCATTAAGGGCCAGAGCCGTATCGAGACGGAGTTCAACCAGTCCACGCGGGAGGAATGGAATGTGCCATGCCCGGAGTGCGGGCATTACCAGCCGTTCGTGTGGGCCAACGTGGTATTTGACAAGGACGACCCACAGGGCGAAGTGCTGTACAAGTGCGAGCGCTGCGGCGTGGTGAACGGAGAATACCAGTGGAAGCAGGCCAGCAAACGCGGGCGCTTTGTGCCGGAGAACCCCGGCGCGGAGGCGCGGGGCTTTCACCTGAACACGCTGGCCTCTACGTTCTGCTCATGGAAAGAGATCGTGCAGAAATTCCTTGTTGCCAAGGAGCAGCTTGATCAGGGAAACCCGGAGGGCATGAAAGTCTGGGTGAACACGGAGCTGGGCGAAACGTGGGAGGAGCAAGGCGAGCAGGTGGAGGATGCCGCGCTGCTGAACCGGCGGGAGCTGTACGATGCAGACGTGCCGGAGGGAGTGCTGGTGTTGACAGCCGGTGTGGACGTGCAGGACGACCGCTTCGAGGTGGAGGTGGTCGGCTGGGGCATTGGCAAGGAGAGCTGGGGCATCCGCTACCAGAAGATATACGGCGATATGCTGAAAGAGCAGGTATGGCAAGACCTCGACAATTTCCTGCTGGGGGGCTTCAAGAAAAAAGACGGGACGGTGCTGCACATCATGAGCGCCTGCATCGACACCGGCGGGCACCACACCGATCAGGTATACCGCTTCACGGCGGAACGGTGGGAGCGGAAAATATGGTCGATCAAGGGCAAGGGCGGCGCGGACGTGCCATATATCCGAAATCCCACCACCAACAACCGTGTGAAAACGCCGCTGTTCATCATCGGCGTGGACGCGGGAAAGGCCCTGCTGTATCAACGACTGCGGCACGAGACCAAGGGGCCGAACTATTGCCACTTCCCACTCAATGAGGAAGCGGGCTATGACGAGCAGTATTTTATCGGCCTGACAGCCGAGAAAATGGTGGTGCGCTGGCGCAAGGGCAGAAGCGTTGTGGCGTGGGAGCTGAAAGACAGCAAGCACAAGCGCAACGAGCCGCTTGACCTGCGCAACTACGCTACGGCGGCGCTGGAGATCGCCAACCCTATTTTGCAGGAGGGCGAGATCGCAAAGCCCATCAGAAAACGTCCGGCGGGCCGCCGGAGGCGAGGAGGGATTTAATTGGCAGTCTTTACGAAAGAAGTGTGCCAAAAGAAACTGAACACATGGCTGGCGGCGGAGGAGGCCATCGCCACCGGCCAGAGCTATCAGATCGGCAGCCGTATGCTGACGCGAGCTGACTTGAAGCAGGTACGGGAGGAAATGGAATACTGGGCCGGAAAGCTGGCCGAGGCAGAGGCAGAGGATAAGCACGGCGGACGAAACCGCGCCTATCGTGCCGTGGCCCGCGACGTATGAGGAGGGAGCGCATGATGAAACCGAACATCCTTGACCGGGCAATCATGACCGTGGCTCCCGTCCACGCGGCGAAGCGGGCGGCGGCGAGAGCCGCGCTGAGCGTGATCAACAGCGGGTACGGCAACTACGGAGCCAACCTGACGAAAAAGAGCATGAGGGGATGGATGTACCACGGCGGCAGCGCCAAGGAGGACATCGAGGACAACATCGACATTCTGCGGCAGCGGAGCCGAGACGCTTACATGGGCATCCCAACGGCCACGGCGGCGCTGAAAACCATGCGGACGAATGTTGTAGCAGGCGGGTTGATGCCAGCACCGCAGCTCGACAGCGACTATCTGGGGCTGGACGAGGCGGCGGCGGAGAAGCTGCAAGCGCAGATCGTGCGGGAGTTCGCCCTGTGGGCGGACACGCCGGTATGCGACGCGGAGCGGATGGACAACTTCTATCAGCTCCAGCAGCTCGCCTTTTTGAGTTACCTGATGAACGGCGACACCATCGCCCTGCTGCCAATGAAGCATCAGGCGGGAGTGCCGTATGACCTGCGTGTGCGGCTGATCGAGGCAGACCGGGTATGCAGCCCGGACGGTTTTGACCGGCTGATGCCATGTACCGTGCAGGGCTACGAGGTGCAGAGCATCGTACAGGGCGTGGAGACAGACGCGGACGGTATGGTGACAGCCTACTGGATATGCAACCGGCATCCGCTGGGCAGCAACAGCGCCGTGGACGCGGCGGGGCTGACGTGGCAAAGAGTGGAAGCCTACGGCGATACAACCGGGCGGCGGAACGTGCTGCACATCATGAGCCGCGAGCGCATCGGCCAGCGGCGGGGCGTTCCCCTGCTGGCCCCTGTGCTGGAGAGCCTGAAACAGCTTGGCCGCTATACGGACGCGGAGATCACGGCGGCGGTGATCAGCGCCATGTTCACGGTGTTCGTGAAGTCACAAAACCCGTCGGACGGCAGACCGTTTGGAGAAATGATACCGGCGGAGGAGCTGATCGACAGCGCCGACCAGAGCAGCATCGAGCTGGGGCCGGGGGCCATCATTGACCTGAACCCCGGCGAAGAGGTGCAGTTTGCAGACCCGAAGCACCCAAACACCGGGTACGACGACTTCACGAACGCAACCATCCGCCTGATCGGCGCGGGGCTGGAGATACCGCCGGAAGTGATGATGAAGCAGTTCACCACCAGCTATTCGGCGGCTCGCGGCGCACTCAACGAGTTCTGGCGCACCTGTAGTATGCAGCGGGACTGGTTCACGGACGATTTTTGCCAGCCGGTCTATGAGGAGTGGTTCGCAGAGGCGGTCGCCCGTGGGCGTATCCACGCACCGGGCTTTTTCACCGACCCAGCGCGGCGCAAGGCGTACACGGCCTGCGCGTGGAACGGCCCGGCACGGACGAACCTGAACCCCGTACAGGAGGTGGATGCCGCCATCAAGCGAGTGGATGCCGGTTTCAGCACGGCGCAGGAGGAGACGGCACAAATGACCGGCGGGGACTACAACCGCAACATCAAACTGCGCGTGACGGAGGCTAAGCGCAAGCGCGAGGTGGACGAGATCGGAAAAGCGCAGACGGCAGGAGAATAGGAGGAAAACAGAAATGCCCGAAAACAAGAAATTCTGGAAATTCTGCAATCAGGCAGGAAACAAGGTAGAGCTGCTGCTTTACGGCGACATTTCGCAGACGAGCTGGTGGGGCGACGAGGTGACCCCGAAGCAGTTTGCGGAGGAACTGGCCGGTCTGGGAGCGCTGGACGAGATCACGGTGCGCATCAACAGCGGCGGCGGTGATGTGTTCGCGGCGCAGGCCATCGGAAACCAGCTTGAACAGCACCCGGCGGCGGTGACGGCGAAGATCGACGGCCTGTGCGCCAGCGCGGCAACCATCGTCGCCTGCCACTGCGGCAAGGTGATCGCCGCAAACGACAGCACCTACATGGTGCATCCGGTGCGCATGGGCGCTTGCGGCTACTACAACGCCGAGGAATTGCAGAAGTACATCGAGGCGATGAACGCCATCCGGGAAAGCATCGTGGGCCTGTACGCGAAAAAGACAGGCAGAGATAAGGACGAGGTGGCCGGATGGATGGACGAGACAAGCTGGTGGACGGCGGCGCAGGCAAAGGAAAACGGCTTTATCGACGAGTTGACGGACGAGGCGGACGGAACGGTGATCGAAAACCGGGACGGGCTACTGTTCGTCAACAGCGTCAACACACACCTGCCTTTCGACAAGGCACCCAACTTTGTACAAAGCAGCAAGGCAGCTCCCGCCTCCTGCTCTGTAAATAACAAATGCCATAAGGAGGTAACGAACATGGCAAACGAGATCAAGACCGTGGACGACCTGCGCGGGGCCTATCCCGCACTGGTCAATGAAATCGAGGAGGCGGCGGCGAACAAAGCGACGAGCGACGAGCGCCAGCGCATCCACGACATCGAGGACATGGCCCTGTCCGGCAGCGAGGCGCTGACGAACGAGGCCAAGTTCACAAAGCCGGTGAGCGCCAGCGAGTACGCTGTGGCCATGATGAAAGCTGCCAAGGAGAGCGGCAACGCATGGCTCAACGGAGCAAAGGCCGATGCCGACAAGAGCGGCATGGGCGGCGTGAAGAACGACGGCGGCACCGGCGGCGGTACGGGCAAGCAGGACGAGTTCATGGACGCGATCAAGTCCATGGGCAAGAAGCAGTAAAGGAGGAGAAAGAACATGAGTATGGATTTGGCGAAAAAGACATTTTCCACGCAGCCGGATTACCTGATCGCAGGGAATGCGGAGATCGTTACGGCAGTCAAGGAGGCATCCGCTGCCTTGAAGCGCGGCGCTCCCGTGGTTCTCAACAGCGACGGCAAGCTGGCCGCCATCAGCGTGAGCGGCAGCAGTGCCCCCTACACCGTGACCACCACGGGCCTGTACGGCATTCTGGCGGAGGATGTCGCATCGGGCGAGGACGGCATTGTGTACCTCTCCGGCGAGTTCTTCGCCGACGCGCTGGTGCTGCCCGCCAACGCCACCGCTGCGGACGTGGAGGTTCCTCTGCGCAACCTCGGCATCTACTTGAAGTAAGGAGGAAGAAAGAATATGGCTAACGAAGTGAACATTTACTCCCCCCGCTATCTGGCGGAGGTGGTGAGACAGACCCCTGCCGTACACACCTATTTCCGCGACACCTTTTTCACCAACGTCAAGACGTTCGCTACCGAGCGCGTGGACATCGACCTTGTGAAAGGCGACCGCCGCATGGCGGCCTTTGTCCATCCTCGCGTGGGCGGCAAGGTGTTGAAAGCCAACGGCTACCAGACCGAGAGCTACAAGCCCCCTCTGATCAACCCCTATGACGTGACAACCGCTGACCAGCTCATGACCCGCCTGCCGGGCGAAGATCTGTACAGCGGCATGACCCCCGCTCAGAGGGCCGCGCAGAAGCTCATGGAGGAGTACGCCACACTGAACGACGCGACCACGCGCCGCGAGGAGTGGATGGCGGTGCAGGCCATCGTGACCGGCACCATCCCCATTGTGGGCGAGGGCGTGAACGAGACCATCGACTTCGGCCTGACCAACAAGAAAACCCTGACCGGCGACAACAAGTGGGGCGGCACCAAGGCCGACATCCTCGGCAACCTTGGTGACTGGACGGATGCGGTGCTGCACGGCGGCTTCGCCAACGTGGACACCATCATCATGGGCAAGACGGCCAAGGCAAAGTTCTTTGCCGATGCCAACGTGCAGAAGATGCTGGACAACCGCCGCATGAACCTCGGCGAGATCGCCCCCCGCGACCTGCCCAACGGCGTGAAGTACCTCGGCCACCTGAACGACCCCAGCCTTGACATGTATGTTTATGGCGAGGTCTACTACGACGACTGGACTAACCCTGACGCGCCGGAGACCAAGCCGCTTATCCCGGACAACATGATCATCCTGATCAGCTCCAGACCCAACTATATGATGGCCTACGGTGCCTGCACCTACATCGAGGACGCATCCGGCCTGTGGGTGACCTCCCAGACCAGCCGCGTCCTGCGCAGCTATGTGGAGCATCATCCCGACCGCCGCATGGTGGAGCTGCAGGCGCACCCGCTGCCCATCCCCGACAAGGTGGATAGCTGGCTGGTGGCGACCGTGTGCTGACATGGCGCTGTTCGAGCTAAAGCAGGAATACAGCGGAGCGGAGGGGGCTGCCCCTCCGCTCACCTTTAAGGACTGTGCCGCAGCGGACATCGACGCGGCTTTCTTTGAGCAGGACGAACACGCGGACTGGCATACGGTTGACGGCAAGGACGCACTGGTGATCGTGGACGATCAACGGCTCAAAGAGCATAGCGCCCATTGGGAGGCGGGAGCCAAGCAGAACTTCGACACGGGACTGTATACGGCCTACACAGTGCTGTATATCCGCGTGAGCGACTACGGGCCGAAGCCGAAAGTGGGAAAGCACCTCGTTCTGGACAAAGGGACGAACAGGCAGCGGTCGTACACCATCCTCAACTGCGAGGAGGAGGCGGGCGTGTACCGCATTTCCATGGAAAGGACGCGGCAATGAGCAGAGTAACCTATGACGCAGGGAACCTGACCATCGAAGTGGACGGGCTGGACACCGTGGCGGCGGCGCTGGGCGATTTGAAGAAAAAGACCCCGGCGGCGGCCAAGGTAGCCATCAACGCCACGGCACGGCAGGCCCGCAAGCTGATGATAGCAAAGGCAAAGGCGCGGTACGCCGTGAACGCGGCGGGCAGGCGGCACCTAAAAGACCTTGTGCAACGGAAAAAGGCCAGCAACACCAGTTTGAGCGCAGAGCTGCACATCGCAAAGATGCGCAACGATCTCGGTTATTTCCAGCACAGGCCGACAGAGCGCTTTACCGGGCGTGAGGTTTTGCACCACGCGCCAAAGTATGTGAAAGCCCGTGTTCTGAAAGCCTCGTCCATGGCGGCGCTGACGGGCAACGCCAACATGAGCAAGGGATTTCTCGTGCAGTTCAAGAGCGGCCACATCGGCATGGTGCAGCGGCAGATCGGCTCCAGCTCCAGCCACACGGTCACGGAGCGGGGGCATCCGAGATGGCGGAACAAAAACGGTAAGGTGGAAAAGCTGGTGACGATGGGAAGCCCGTCGGCCTCGGCGATGCACTCTACCGTATGGCCGATGGTGGAGCCGGAGGTGTCCGAGTATCTGCAAGACCGACTGATGGAGCAGACCGAACGGGTGCTGGCGCGAGCGGCGAGGAGGAAGTAAGCCATGAAGAACTATATGGATGCGGTGAGGGCCGCAGGCATCGGGCGAACTCCCCAGCTCTGCCAAGATGCGCTGATCGAAACGCTGGAGGAGCTTTTCGCCGGGAAGAAGTACAACGGCCAGCAGAGCCGCAAGGAGCTGAAAATCTTCAAGCAGGATTTGCCGGTGCCGGAGGACTATGACGCGGATGTGGACACGGACGCGGCGGCGGCCCCGTACATCGTTGTGCGCATGACAGGCGGCGAGATCAAGAACGACGACGGGCCGCAGGCGGTGGAGTTCAGCCTGATCGTGTGCGCCTACGACGAGGGCAAGGAGCGAGAGGGCTATCAGGATGTTGCCAACATCAAGGAGGACATCGTGCAACGGTTATGCACCAAGCCGTATTTCGGCGGGGCGTTCACCGTACTGAAACCCATCGTGTGGGCCATGCAGCAGGACGACACCTACCCGTACTATTTCGGGGCGTGTTCGCTGACCTGCACCGCACCGGCCATGACACAGGACACAGAAATGGAGGAGCTGGTATGAGCAAGAGAAGCGATAAGCTGGCGGCGGATGCCGCTGTGAATGAGACGGCTATCCCGGCGGCGGAGACTGCTGCTGAGACTGCGGCCACGGAGCGGGAGAAAACAAGCGTGACGCAGGTTTACTGCGGCCCAACGGTGCGCGGCGTTGCCAAGCAGTACACGGTGTTTCGCGGCGGCATCCCGGAGGCACTGGAGGCGTTCATCGCCATTCACCCGGAGGCCGGGGCGCTGGTGGTGGACGTGGAGCGCTTTGCCGAGACGAGAAAGCGGCTGGAGACCGCAGGAACGGCGGAGGCCATTCTGTACGGCAAGATCAAATCCGAACTGTAAGGAGGAAGAAAGACTATGGCATACAAACACGGCGTATACACGAGCGAGGTTGCGACCAGCATGGTCGCGCCCATCACCGGCACGGCGGGCTTGCAGGTGATCGTAGGCACCGCCCCGGTGAATATGCTCAAAGACCCGGCGGCGGCGGTCAACGTGCCGTTGCTGGTGAACAGCTACAAGGAGGCCGTGGAGGCGGTGGGCTATCTGCCTGACTTCGCCAACTACACCCTCTGCGAGTGCATCAGCGCGAATTTCAGCGTTGTGGGCATTGCGCCCATGGTGCTGATCAATGTGCTTGACCCTGCCAAGCACAAGGTCGCCATCACCGGCGGCACCGTTCAGGTGAATGACGGCGTGGCTGTGCTGGAGGAAACGGGCGTTCTGCTGGAGGGGCTGACCGTCAAGAGCGGTTCCAACACGCTGACCGCAGGCACGGACTACACCACCACATGGAACGACGACGGTACGCTGAATATCGTGGTGCTTTCCACCGGCGCGGGTAAGGAAGCAACGAGCCTGACCGTGACCGGCAACAAGATCGACCCCAGTAAGGTGACGGCGGCGGACATCGTGGGCGGCGTGGACAGCTCCACAGGCAAGGAGACCGGCCTTGAGGTGGTGCGTCAGGTCTATCCGAAGCTGTCCATGACACCCGGCATCCTGCTGGCCCCGCGTTTCAGCAAGGACGCGACGGTGGCGGCAGCCTTGCAGGCCAAGACCAAGAGCATCAACAGCGTGTTCGGTGCGGTGTGCGTTGTGGACATCGACTGCAGCAACACCGGCGCGACCAAGTACACCGCCGTCAAGACCACCAAGGAGGCGCAGGCGGTGAGCGACCCCAACGCCTACGCAGTCTGGCCCTTTGCCAAGGTGGGCAACACGGTGTACAGCGGCAGCGCACTGGCGGCGGCGCTGACAGCCTACACCGACGCACAGAACGACGACACGCCCAACGTCAGCCCCAGCAACAAGACCATTGCCGTTTCTGCCGCCTGCCTCGAAGATGGCACGGAGGTGGTGCTTGATCAGGAGCAGGCCAACACCGTGAACAGCTTCGGTGTGGCAACGTGGCTGAACATGAACGGCTTCCGCCTGTGGGGCAACAACACGGCGGCCTACCCCGGCATCAGCGACCCGAAAGACCGCTGGTTCAGCGTCCGCCGCTTCCTGACGTGGGCGGCCAACACGTTTATCCTGACCTACTTCCAGAAAGTGGACAGCCCCGCCAACAAGCGGCTGATCGAGGCCATCGTGGACAGCGAGAACGTGCGCGGCAACGGCTTTGTGGCCCGTGGTGTGTGCGCCCGCTATGAGATCACGTTCAACGAGGACGAGAACACCACCGCCGATCTGCTGGACGGCAAGATCACGTTCCACCAGTACATCACCCCGTTCACCCCTGCGGAGGACATCGAGGACATCATCGAGTTTGACCCCGACGCTCTTTCCGCCGCGCTGAACTGATAAGGGAGGGTAAAGAAGATGATTTCCAACAACTATATCCCGGAGAAGATCAACGAGTATAACGCCTATCTGGACGGCACGAAGATGATCGGCGTGGCCGCGTCGGTGACGCTGCCGGAGGTCAACATGAAAACCAGCACCGTTTCCGGCGTGGGCGTGAACGGCGAGCTGGACAGCCCCACCATCGGCCAGTTTGAGAGCATGGAGCAGGAAATCCAGTTCAACACGCTCTACAGCTCCGCCATGGATATGCTCTCTCCCCTGTCCACGGTGAACCTGACGTTGCGAGCCTCGCAGCAGGTCTACGACAAGCAGGGCGGCTACAATTTCAAGGGCCTGCGCGTGGTGGAGATCGGGCGCGTGAAGAAGTTCAACCCCGGCAAGGTGGAAAAGGGCGAGGCCATGGAGGCCACCGTGACGCTGGAGCTGACCTACCTGATGATCGAGGTGGACGGCCAGCAGCTCTTGGAGGTTGACAAGCTCAACGGCATCTACAAGGTCAACGGCACGGATATGCTGGCGGGCGTGAACAGCCTGATCTAACGGGCGCAAAACAATACGGCCTGCCCCTGAAATGGGGGCGGGCCGTGTTTTCACACAAAAAACAATGCTGAAAGGAGCGACAACAAATGGCAGAGGACAAGATCACGGCGGCAGAGACCGCAAACGAGGGGGCAAAAAAGAGCGAGAACATCGTGGAGCTGGCAAGGCCCTACGGGTTCGAGGGCAAGGAGTACGGAGAGATCGACCTGACGGGGCTGGAGAAGCTGACTGTGCAGGACGCTATCGACGTGCAGCGGCAGCTTTTCGGCGAGGGCGAGGCGGCGGCCTCGGTGCTGTGCGAGACCACGACGGCATTTGCCCGCGCCATGGCGGTCAAGGCCACCGGAATGCCCATTGAGTTTTTCAAGCTGATGCCTCGCGGCGCTTTCAAGCGCGTGGCAGGTGCGGTGCGCAGACACCTGAACGTGGAGAGCAGAACGGAAAACCATGTGATGCATCTGGAGAAGCCGCGCCATTACAAGGGCAAGGAGTACCGGGACATCGACCTGAACGGCGTGGCAGACCTGAACACGCTGAATGAGAGCGAGGCGGAGAACCGCATGGCCCGCGAGGGCTTTGTGGTGACGGAGAACAGCACCAACTATCTGTACTCCTGCGTGATCGCCGCCATGGCAACGGGCATCCCGGAGGAGTTCTTTACCACGCTGCCCCTGTATGAGCTGCTGAAACTGAAAAACGCGGTGAACGACGCGGATTTTTTCGGATAAAGGGCGGAGCCAAGGCCCTGCGGAAAGCGGCTATCCGGCTGTCCTCGGTGACACGGACGGGCGTGGACTTCTATCTGAAAATGCCTGTCCGGGACTTTATTGAGCTGAATAGCGAGGTGGCGGAGGAATGGCGAACAATAAAACATTAGAGTTAAGCATCAAGATCGCCGGTAAGATGGACAAAAGCCTGATGGCGGCGCTGAACGGGAGCCAGAGCCAGATCAGCAGCTTTGCCCGCAGCATCAGCTCCATCGGAACGGCGGGACTTGCGGCCATGGGGACGCTGGCGACGGCGACTGTGGCGACCATCGCAAGCTGCACCAAGGAAGCGGCGAAGTTTGAAAACTACATGGCGGATGTGGTCAAGTACGTAGACGGTCTGGCAGATGCTACCGGAAAGATCAGCGACAAGGTGGCGGATAACGGCAAAACCTACGCGCAGAACTACGAGGCCATGAAGGACGCAATCAAGGATTTAAGCACACAAATCCCCTATACGCAGGAGGATTTGACACGCCTCGCCGCTGCGGCGGGCCAATCCGGCAAGTCTATGGAGGACTTGATCAAGATCGACAGCTCCGGCAATGTTACCGGTTTCCTGCGGGACATCGCCATGACCGGCGCGGCCATGGACATCAGCGCCGATCAGGCGGGCAACTGGGCCGCCAAGTGGGAGCAATCGCTGAAAATGACCCACGAGGAGGTCATGGTGCTCTTTGACCAGATCAACTATCTGGGCGCAAACAGCGCGACCACGGCGGCGGAAATCGCGGAGGCGGTCAATTCTGCGGCGAGCCTCGGCCAAGTGGGCGGCGTAAGCGCGGCCACAACGGCGGCGTTGGCGGATGCCATGCTGGCAACAGGCGTATCGACTGATCGCGTCGGCACCAGCATCAAGCGCATGATCGTGAATTTGAGCAAGGGAGCAAGTGCGACGAAAGCCCAGAAAGAACAGTTCGAGGAGATGGGCATGAGCGCGGAGTGGGTCGCCAAGGCCATGCAGGAGGACAGCGTGGGAACGCTGGATACCATCTTCAAAGCCATCAACGATCTGCCACAGGAGCGACAGGTAGCGGCGCTGTCCACCCTGTTCGGCCAATGGGCCATTGAGGGCGGCGCAAAGATCGTCAACAATCTCGATGTGTACAGAAAGGCGCTGGAAATGGTGAGCGACCCAAGCCTGTACACGGGAAGCATGGAGCGGGAGTTCAACATCAAATCGCAGACCCCGGAGGCCATCGAGACCATGCTGAAAAGCACCAAGACGGCGCTGAAAATCGAGATCGGCGATGCGTTCCTCCCGGCGAAAAAACAGTTCAATCTCTCCATGATCGACTTTCTGAACAGCATCCGAAAGAATATGCCGGAGCTGACGCAGCTTGCGGAGAGCTTGGGAACGCTGGCAAGCCGGGGCGTGGAGAAGCTGGGGAGCGCTATGGACACGGCGCTGCCGTACATCCAAAAGGGGCTTGACTACCTGATCAACAACGGCGAGCAGGTGGTGCGTGTGCTGGGCGGCATGGCGGCGGCGTTTGTTGGCATGAGGTTCGCCCCGGCGGCGGAGGCTATTTTCTCCGGCGGAAAGGGCGGACTTGCGGGCCTGTTCAAGAGCGGCCAGAGTGCGGGCGTGGCGGGCGCGGGGCTTTTCTCTGCGTTCCGGGGCGCATCGGGAAGCAACGGCTTCCGCACGACGCTGGGGGCGGCAATCTCCAGTCTGATCGGTGGAAACGGCATCAAGGGAACCACAGGACTTTTGAGTGCGGCGGCGGGGACGCCGGGGCTGTTGTCCGGCTACCAAAGCGCGGGAAGCGTCCTGCGGGGGGCAATCGGAAACAGCAAGACCGCGCAATGGCTGGGGGGCATCGGCTCGTCCATCGGAAATCTCGGCGGGATGTTCGCCAACAGCCGGGCCGGACAATTTGCGGGCGGCCTTATGGGAAAGGCGGGCGGTGCTCTGGGTAAATTGACCATGCCGCTACGACAGGGCATCGCGGGCATTGGAGCGGCGGCTACCATTCAGGGCAGCATCTTCCAGCAGGGTCTTTCCGGCTTGCTGGGGAAAGCGGGAGGCGTGGTAAGCGGTATCGCAAACTCCGGTGCCGGGAAAGCTGTCGGGAGCATATTCAGCGGCGGGGCCGGTCTGCTGGGGAGCATCTATGGCCCCATTGCTGGCGGCCTCGGTAGTCTGCTGTCCGGGGCGCTGCCTATTGTGGGTGTGATCTCCGGCATCATCGCCGTGGTGAGCATCCTGACGGACAAGTTCGGCGGGCTGGACAAAATCGTACAGCGTGTGTTCGGCGACACGGGGCTGGAAAAATTTACGGTGTTCAAGGACGCGCTGCTGGGACTGTTTGAGGACGGCGGTGTGGCAAAGGCGCTGCAACCGCTACAGGAGAGCATCACCAATCTGTTCGGCGAGGACGCGGGCGCAGCCTTTGGAGGCATTACCACCATCCTGCAATCGGTGATGGGTGTGATCGGCCAGCTCGTGACCTTTTCACAGACGACGGTGCGGCCTATCATCGAGGGCATATTCAGCTTCATCACGCAGACGGTAGTGCCGGTCATTCTGCAAACCATCACGGCGGCAGCTCCATCCATCGCCTCCATCATCAGCGGCGTGGGTTCCGTGGTCATGACGGTGGCGCAGATCATCGGCGAGGCCATCCAGTTCCTTATGCCGATCATTCAGACGGTGATCACGGTGCTGATGCACATTGGTCAGGTAGTGGTTCCGGCGGTGCTGGCTGCCATCGGTGTCTTTGCCGAGGGCATCAGCAGTGCAATCAACGGGGTCAAGACCATCTTTGAGGGCGTGATCAACTTCATCACCGGCGTGTTCTCCGGCAACTGGCGTATGGCATGGGAGGGTGTGAAATCCATTTTCGTGGGCATCTTCGATACGCTGGGCGCTCTATTCAAGACACCTATCAACGCGGTGATCGCCCTGATCAACAAGGCCATCGCAGGCATCAACAGTCTCGGCATCACCATCCCGGACTGGGTGCCGCTGCTGGGCGGCAAGTCGTTCTCCATCAACATACCGGAAATCCCCATGCTTGCGCGAGGCGGCTTTACCAACGGCGCAAGCATCGCGGGCGAGGCCGGGACGGAGGCGGTGATCAGCTTCCAGCGGGCGGCCCGACGGGACAATCTGGACATCTGGGCCAAGGCCGGGCAAATGCTGGGCGTGAAGCCGGTGGAGCTGGCGGAAATCGACGGCGGCAGCTCCGGCGGCGGAGGCGGCATGACCTTTGCACCGGTGATCAACATTCAGGGCAGCGCCGACCGGGGCATGGTGGAGGAAGCTCTGGCCGAGGCGCAGGCACGGTTTGAAGCGTGGTATCTCCAGATGCAGCGCAGACAGGCCCGCACGGCATACTGACGGGAGGAAACGCGATGTACACGACCAAGAGCGGCGACACATGGGATGTGATCGCCAAGGAGGTATACGGCAGCGAGTACCATGCCGACGTGCTGATGGCGGCCAATCCGCAGGAGATCGACACGTTTATCTTCAACGCCGGGGTGGAGCTGAACACCCCGGCGCTGGAGGAGGAGCGGGACGGACTGCAGCCGCCGTGGAAATACGAGGCGAGCTATGATTAAGACAAGACGGCTGGCGCTGGATGTGCGCTACAACAGTTATCCCTTTGCCGGACAGGTGGGCGGAGACATCGAGAGCCTGACCTACACCGACAGCGCGGCGGACAACAGCGACAGCATCGACATCACCATCAACGCACAGGACAGGAAATGGCTGCTGGGCTGGATGCCGGAAAAGGGCGCGACGCTGCGAGCGCGTATTCTCGGCTACAACTGGGAACGGCAGGGCCAGCGGAGCATCATGGAGTGCGGGCTGTTCGTGCTGGACGATGTGAGTTTTTCGGACGCTCCGACAACCTTGCAGGTGGGCGGCGTGAGCAAGCCAAGCGACAGCGACTTTTCGGAGCTGGAGCGGGACGTGATCTGGAAGAACACCAGCATCAAGCGCATCGGCGCAAAGATCGCCGCACGGTACGGCCTTGCGTTCACCTACGATGCCGACGACTACGACATCGAGTGCGACGAGCAGGACGGCACGGACAGCAGCTACTACAACAGCCTGTGCAAAAACTACGGACTTATCTTGAAAGTGTACGCCCGGCGGCTGTGGGTGTATGACCGGGAGAAGTACAAGGCAAAGCGGGCCGTGCGCACCTTTGACCGCTCGCAGATCAGGCCGGGGAGCTTCGGCTACACCACCACCCTGTCCGGCACCTATACCGGCGGGTACTTCAATTACACGGACGCGGACAAGGACATTGACATCGAGTGCAGCGTGGGCGGCGGCTCGCACACCAAGAACGTGAACCGGCGGGCTACCAGCGTATACGATGCCAGCGTCCAGCTCTGCGCGGAGTTGAACAGCGCCAACCACGGGACGGTGAAGCTGCGCTTCGGCGTGGACGGAGACTGGAGGGTAAGCGCGGGAAACTGCATCGCGCTGACAGGCTTTGGAAACCTGAACGGAAAATACTTTGTGGACAAGGTGACACACAAGGTTTCCAAAAGCGGACTGACCACCGACTTTGAGTGCAGCGGTATCGGCCCAGCGTTTCATTCGTGGGACGTGGGCGGCAAGATCGTGTATCACGAAAAGACGGCGGACAGCGGCGTGAGCTATGACAGCACCTACGCTACCACCAGTCCGGCGGCGGGCGCGGCCAGCGCGGCGGCAGGCGGCGAGGCGGGACAGGCGATCACGCTGAACAAGGCTCCGCTGTATGTTTCCAGTACGGCAAAGAACAAGGCGGGAACCAAGACCGGCACCTACTGGCTGTACGACGGCATCCTGATCAACGGGCGCTACCGCGTGACCAACAGCGCGGCGCGGTGCGGCAAGCTGCCCGTAGGCCAGAACGTGACGGGCTGGGTGCCTGCGAGCTACTGCATCGCCAGCAAGGAGGCGAAAAAGTAATGGCGGGGACAAACCGAACCGGGCGCGTGAGCGCCATCGACTATAAGGCGGGAACCTATGAGGTGACCTACTTTGACCGGGGGAAGAGCGTGACCCGCCAGATCAACGCCATCAGCAACGGCGAGTACAAGATGCCCAGCATCGGGCAGGTGGTGAGCGTGAGCCACAACAGCAACGGAGCTGCGGCGGGAACCACCACCGGAACGGTGTGGAACAAGACCAACACCCCGGCGGAGGGCTACAAGGGACTGTTCCGAAAGGAGTACGCCGCGCGAAGGGGACTGGCTTATGAGCGCTACGACGAGAACACCGGCGTTTACACCCAGTATGTGAACCGGCGGACGGGGCGCAACTGCAACGGCGAGATATACGACGAGGCGAAAGGCGCAATCAGCCTTGTGGCGGGCGGGCAGTTTCAGGCCAAGAGCAGCGCCGCCAGCATGAGCCTGAACGCCAAGACCGGCGTTGGCATCGTGGCGGGGACAACGGTGAGCATCGAGGCAGGAACCTTTGTGAGCATCGAGGCCGCAGGCGCTTTGAGCGTGACGGCGGGCGGCAAGTATACATTCGCCGCGAAAAAAGGCGCAAAGATCGAGGTGGAGGGCGGAGACGCGGAGATCACCATAAACGGCGCAACTGTAAAGGTGACGGAGGCCGGGGATGTGGAGATCGGAAGCCCCACCAAAATCAGCCTGACAGCCCCGGAGATCAACGCCACGGCGGCGAGCGGGGACATCACCATCAACGGCGTGAGCCTTGTAAACCACACGCACATGAGCGGCGCGGTGGGAAAGCCGGATAAGTAAGGAGGGGCGAAAAGTGGCATTGGGAAGCTACATGGGCATGACGTTCACGGTGAGCGACCGGCGCATCCTGACACCGAGCGGGCTGAAAGGCCAAGGGGGCAGCGATTGGGCGACCCACAACCGGACAGGCGCACGGGCGCGGAGCCAGTGGATTGCCCCGAAGCTGCGGAAATACCAGTTCGATCTTTTGCTGCGGGCGCAGGACGGGGTAAACCCGCGAAGTGTTCTGCGGCATTTTCAGCGCATGGCGGAGACCAACGCGGCGGACTGGTTCATCGTGGGCGGCTCGCCGGTATCGCCGTATCCGTTCAAGATCACGGACATCAGCGACGAGTGGGGCGCGGTGCTGCACGGCGGCGCGATGGTGGAGTGCAAGGTGAGCCTGACCATCGAGGAATACCTGTAAGGAGGCAGCCATGTTATCAACGGAAAACGCGGTGATCGAGATACTGCCGGGGAGCGCGAACGACAGCACGGCGGCGGAGGTGTACCGCAATTTGCAGGTGCTTTACGCCACGAGGGCCGGAGAGCAGGCGCTCGACCGGGAGTTCGGTATCGACGGAACGATCATCGACTGCCCGCAGGAAAATGCGCAAGTCCTGCTGGCGGCGGAGTATGTGCGCAAGACAGAACAGTATGAGCCACGGGCGCGTGTCGTCCGTGTGGAATGGACTGCGGGAAAATCGCAGGACGGAAATATGACGCCAAAGGTGGTGATCGAGCTTGTCTAATATCGCTGAATTGGCAAACTGCCCGGAGCTGAGCTTCATCGAAAGCATGACTTTGCAGGAGACGGAAGAACAGCTCCGTGAGCTGTACACCAAGTATTACCGGGAGGCCACGGGTAAGGAGCCGGAGATCGGCGAAGCCGACCCGCTGAACCTGCTGATGAAAGCCTTTTGTGCGATGGAGTATCAGACAATGCAGTACGCCGACGCAAAGGGACGGATGGAAATGCTGAAAACCAGCACCGGAGACGCGCTGGATGCGCTGGCTGCTCTTGTGGGGCTGACGCGCAAAGAGGCAAACCGGGCCACGGCGACGGTGCGCTTTACGCTTTCGGAGGCGCAAAACGGCGCGACGGCCATTCCGACGGGAACGCGGGTCAAGAGCGAGGACGGGAAATATTTCAACACCGTGGAATACGGCGAGATCGCGGCGGGAGAGACCTACACCGACGTGGTGGTGCAGGCGGAGGAGGCCGGAGCGGATAGCAACGGTATTCTGACCGGCGGCATCAAGATACTGGTTGACCCCATCGCCTATGTTGCCAGCGTGAGCAACACCACACCAAGCACCGGCGGACTGGACGCAGAGGACGACGACAGCCTGACACGGCGCATCTACCTCGCCCCCAGCGTATATAGCTGCGCCGGGCCGCGTGATGCCTATGAATACTACGCGCGGGAGTGGCGGGGCGATGTAGCCGATGTGCGCATCGTCAGTCCGCTGCCGGACGAGGTGAATATCTACTTCGTGATCGAGGACGAGAATGGGCTGCGCGTACCAAACAGCACGGAGCTGACGGCCATGGAGGCCTATCTGGACGACGAGACCATCCGCCCGCTGTGCGACAAGGTGACGGCGCTGGCACCGGGCGAGGTGGGATACGCCATCACCGTGAAATACTGGATTGCGGAAAGCGACCAGCGGAGCGTGAGCGAGATACAGAGCCGCATCGCGGCAGCGGTGGCGGACTTCCAGACATGGCAAAGAAAGCTGGGACGGGACATCAACCCTACGGAGCTAATTGCCCGGCTGCGGGAGGCGGGAGCTAAGCGAGTAACGCTGACAGCCCCGGTGGATACCGTGATCGAGGCGACGGAGCTGCCGAAATGCAGCGGCGCGACCGTGACCTATGGAGGGCTGGAGGATGATTAAGGGGCTGAAAGACGCGCAAATTGCGGACGGCCTGCCCCACGTCCTTGCGGAGCAGCCGTGGGTCAGGGCGCTGTCGCTGGCGATGCTGGAGCTGCACCGGAAAACGATGGATTACATCGACGCAAGCCAAATCTATACCGCCATCGACACCGTGGCCGAGGAGGTGCTGGATGCGCTGGCCGTGAACTGGAAGATCGACTGGTACGACACAGGGTATGACATCGAGCAGAAGCGGCGCATCGTTAAGACGGCGCTGAATATCCGGCGAACAATGGGAACTGCGGGAGCTGCAAGAACGCAGGCCGACGCGATCTATCCGGGAACAAAGCTGGAGGAATGGTTTGAGTATGGCGGCACCCACGGGAAATTCCGGCTGCGGGTAAACATCACCACCGTGGAGGAGCGGCAGAAGTTCGCCGCCATGACCATCGCGGAGATCGAACGTCGGCTCGCCGCTGCCAAGCGGTTCAGCGCATATCTGGAGGAAGTGGAATATTACGATGCGGGCGGCACCGCAACGGCCTACGGCATCGCGGCTATGGCTGGCGCGGCGGTGGTTGACTTCGGCAGCGCATCGAAATTCTAAGTCAGGAGGAAACGAAAAGTGGCATGGAAAGGCGTTATCACCAACAGCGGCAGTGAGCTGCTGGCACAATGGACGGCGGGAAAGACGCTGACCATCACCCGCGCAGCGGCGGGAACGGGCCGCGTGAGCGAGGCGGCGATGCTGGCGCAGACGGCGCTTGTGAGTGAAAAGCAGACAGTCAGCATCCTGTCCAACAAGACAACGGCGCAGGGGCAAAAGCTGCAACTGCAAGTGACACCACTGGCGACGGGATACCCCCTGAACCAGCTTGGTATCTGGGCAAAGCTGGACAGCGGCGCGGCAAGGCTGATCGCCCTATTTCAGACGGATACGGACGCGGGCGTGGAAATCCCCAGCAAGACGGACGTGCCGGACTATGTGTACACATTCTACGGGCTGCTGGAGTTTACGGGCAGCGGCGGGACGCTGCAGGTGACCATCGACGCTTCGGCGCTGGTGACAGCAGAAAGCATGGCGGCTGCCATCAAGGCACACAACGAGGATGAAAACGCGCACGAGGGTATCCGTCAGGCCATTACGGACAAGCAGGACAAGATCACCGCCAGCGGTATCCTGAAAGGCGACGGCAAGGGCGGCGTTACGGCGCAGACGTTCGACACGGTGCCGACGGAGAACAGCGACAAGCTGCTGACCAGCGGTGCGGTGGCGGCGGCTCTTGCCAAAAAAGCGGGGCTGGGGACAGACGGAAAGGTGCCGGTCAGCCAGCTCCCTGTCAACACACCGGGCGGAGTGGCCGGACTGGGAGAGGACGGCAAGGTTGGCACCGACCAGCTCCCCATCAATACGCCGGGCGGCGTTGCGGGCATCGGAACGGACGGCAAGGTTGGCACCGGCCAGCTCCCTGTCAATACGCCGGGCGGCGTGGCAGGTCTCGGCGCGGACGGGAAGATGGACACCGATCAGCTCCCCATCAACGTGCCGAACGGCATCCCGACGCTGGGGGCAGACGGCAAGCTCAGCGCGGACAGTCTGCCGCAGGTAGGCATGACGGCGCAGATCGTTGTGACCGCGCCCACCGGCTCCACGGTGACGGCCACGCTGGGAACCAAGGTATACACCGCAACGGAGAGCGGCGGGAAATGGACGTTTGATGTGGAGGACTACGGAACATACACCATCAAGGCCACCAAGAACGGGCAGACTGCCACGGATACGGTGACGGTCTCTGTGGTGCAGCAGTACACGGCGACGCTCTCCTATTTCACCGCCACCATCCATGTGAGCATTGACAGCGGCTCCACCGTCACCTGCACCAAGGGGAGCAAGACGCAGAGCAAGACGGCATCTGCAACGGGGACAGTGGACTTCACCGTGACGGAAAGCGGCACCTACACCATCACCGCCACCAAGAACGGAGAGACGGCGGAGGATACCGCAACCATCACGGCGGACGGACAGACGGTAAATGTGAAGCTGGCCTACCGGCACATCTACGGCGTGGTGTGGGACGGCACCAGCACAACGGTGTGGAGTCGCACAGACGAGGCGGCCAGCTTCGTGAACCCGACCCCGTACCGAGCGGGGGCAACCAGTTACGGAAGCCCATTTGACAACCTGTACCCGTGGAGCGGGATGGTACGCGTGACGGATGCGGTGGCCGGTGAGCTGGTGGCTATCCCGAAATTCTGGTACAAGTGGACAAAAAGCGGAAACAGCCTGAAACTCCAGATCGCGGATAAGGAAACGGACGGCTTTCACGTCTCCCCCGCCCATGCCGACCGAGGGGACGGCAAGGGAGAGCGGGACATTGTGTACATTGGCCGCTATCACTGCAACACCAACAACTACAAGAGCCAGTCCGGCGTAAAGCCGAAAGCGAATATCACACGCAGCACGGCCCGCACGAGCATCCACAATCTGGGGAGCAACATCTGGCAGAGCGACATTCAGATGCGTATGACGATCTGGATGCTGTACCTTGTGGAGTTCGCAGACTGGAACAGCCAGAAAACCATCGGCAAGGGCTGCGGCAACAACAGCGCAACGGAGAATATGGGCTATACGGACAGTATGCCCTATCACACCGGAACGACGCTTGCAAGCCGGGACAGCTATGGTATCGGTACGCAGTACCGCTATATCGAGGGTCTGTGGGACAACGTGTATGACTGGGGCGACGGCTGCTACTACAACAGCAACGGCCTAAACATCATCAACACGCCCAGCAGTTTCAGCGACAACAGCGGCGGCACCGCCGTGGGTGTTCCGTCGAGCGGATGGCCCAGCGCCTTTACCGTGGCAACAGTGGCCGGTCTGGAATGGGTTATCTATCCCACGGCATCGGGCGGGAGTGAGACGACGTATTCGGCGGATAACTGGTACTTCGATGCTTCCGGCCCGTGCCTGTGCTTCGGCGGTAGCTATGACCAGGGCGGGGGCCACGGGCTGTTCTTCGTGTACTGCACCGGCGCGTCCGGCTCGTACGCGAGCATCGGCTGCC